ACGTTATGCCGCCAAGAGGTAAAACATTATAACCTAATTTAAGATCACCGTCGAAAAACGAAATACTTTCTTTGTAATTTTTTTGTCTAGAAAGATAATCTTTACTAACGTCGTAAGCACTTTTTTCAGAGATTACACCTTCTGTATCTATTTTTTTTATTTTTCCGCTAGTATCTAAGATATATTTGGTTGCCATGATTAACCCTTAATTACAGTTTTACCTGTTAAATAGTCTTCAGTGTTGACTTCTTCATGGCTTTTATGCTTTTTATTGAAATTGTATTGCTCAGCACTTTCAACTTTTTGCAAAAAGTCATCTTTAAAATGATTCATTTTTTTCTCAACAAGCCTCTCAGCGTCTTCTCTTGACATTTTAAAAAACTCCATATATAAGGTTGCTAGACCAGAAACTATTTCTTTTGTGCTCTCGTTTTTTTTAAAATCTAAATCTTTAACTTTTTTAAACATATATATTCCTTTACTTTAAACTGAAGAGCCTTCTGTAGAACCGAAAGAAGAGTTTCTTGTTGTGCCATCTCCTAATGTATCGTATGAACCGCCAAGATTTCTATCTTTTGCAAAAGCTACTATGTTTGCTTTAACACACTGCTTAGCAATCATTTCGCCATCCAGATTGACAGAAAGTTCTATTTTGTCAACGTGTTTAACTTGACCAGCACCTTGTGTATTACCACTAGCAGCAGGAGAAACCATTCCTGCGATTAAACTATAAACTTCTGCAGCCATATCTCCACTATATCTTATTGCAGCATCAATAGGCCCGCCACTCATTCCTGCCATTATTTGGTCTGCAGGATTAAACAAAGTCATGTCAAAGCCATTAAGCCCGCCTTGCAACAAAGCTTTTCCTCCACCTAACAAGTCTGTAAGGAAATCGTCTGCTTGTCTAACTTGAACTGTTGTATTGTTTTTATTGTTTTTATTAATCTTGTCAAGTTGTTGCAACACTGCGCTTCCTATTTTGTTAGAATTTACATCCTGGTCAGAAGAGGAAGACTTAAGAGCTTTATCGACGTCTAGTCTATGAACATATTTTATATTTTTATTTTTACTTTTAAACTCAGCTTTAGCGTTAAGTATTGCCTTATTAGAATCAGACTGCTGTTTTTTAAATTCTTTAAGCATATATTGCAGCATACCTTGCGCCCTCATTTGATTTTGATCTCCTGAGCCTCCTTTAAAGTCTTTTGATGCAACCATATCTCTTATATCTTGCTCAGAAACTGCACCTCTATAAAGCTTTTTAGCTCTATTAAAACCTACTTCTTTAAGTTCAGCGTTACTTCTAGTCGCGCCTTCAAATGGATTTAGTCTTTCGTTAAGAATTTCTCCGACCTCAGCAGCAATATCTAAAGCCATACCTAACACTTTTTTATTAACCCATACGAAAAAACTCATAAAAGGACCACTTGACTTTTTAAGTTCTTCAAATAACGTTTTAAAAGTATTTCTAATTGCTTCAACATCAGTTTCTCCAAGTTTGAAAAAGCTTGTAAACATAGTTGATACACTGTTTTCTTCTCCGCCATACCCTTGTAGCCAAGCAACCAAATCTCTAAAGCTTTTACCTACAAACTTAATAATGCCCGGGCCAATCGCCGCAAATCCTTTCAAGAACTTTCCTATAAGTTCTCCAGAAGCTTCCATTAACTTTGACGCAACTGAGCCACCGGGTTTAAAGCCGCCTTGTATAGCTCTTATTGTTTTTAAAGAAAAAGCGTCTTGAACTTCTAAGAGGTCACTATCTTTTTTAAATGCTTCGTTTAAAGAGTCTCCAAAAAAGTCAACAAAAGAATTAGTAGCTTTATTTAAATCTTCTGTATTGAAAATTCCTTCGTCTGTAGTGCCTGGTTTTCCGACAAGTTTTTCAAAAGTTTCTGTGATTGGTGAAAATATGCGTGATATTTTCTTTGTAGTACTTTTGTCAAGTGTTAATCCAGAAATATAGAAGTCTTGCATTCTTTTTGATATTCTTTTAAAAATAGGGTCAAGACCAGATCCCAGTGTAATTGTTGCAGTTAGTCCTTTCTTGAAAGATTCAAAAAACGAGGTATCTGTAATTACTTTTTGCATTTCTTTTAATGAGTCTGTCATGGACTTAATATTTTTTGTTTGTTGAACAGTTGGGTCATCTTCAGCCATTTTCTTTTGAATTTCAGCATACGTCATTCCCATGTTCTTATAATTCATAACAGACTTAAGCGCTTCTGCAGAAAGTCCTGTATATTGTGCCATTACAGCTTTTTCGTGACGATTTAGTTCATCAAAAGATCTACCTGTTGCAAACATTGCATCACTAAACATCTCAATAATTTCTTCAGGCTTTTCTGCTCTTATCAACTTTAAAGCGTCGACATTCATTCCGAAAGTCTGTGATAGTAATGCAGCAGAATTAGCTGCATCTTCAAAGGTTCCAAACTTATTAAACATGCTTGAAGCTTCTTTTACAGAAACACCCATTTGTGTTACTTTTGCAACAGTTTCAGAAAGCTCTTCGTTTGTCAAATGCCCAAAGTTAATAATATCATTTCTTAAAACAAAGAAATTCTTTCTAATAAGCTTAACATTAAGACCGAACTCTTTTGAAACAGTTGACGTTGATCCTGCAATGTCATCAAGTGTCTTGAATAAAGATTCACCGTTTTTTGCTGATTCCAGCGCAACATAACTAAAATCTTGCGTCGACACGCCTAAAGCTCTAGTAGCCTTAGTTAAAAGTATTAAATTGTCAGGTGTACCTTCTTTACTTATTTTAGCAACATTTTCAGCAAAGATATCAGCAAATACGCCAGCATTTGTCAAAACCGATGTATATTCCTTAATTAAAGCAGTAACGCCGCCGGCGCCGGAGCCAAAAAGTTTAACAAAATCATTTGTTACATTTTTAAACTTTAGTAATGTTGTAGTACTTTGCGCAAATTGTACAAGCCCTTGTGTTGCTTGACCTATTTTTCCGCCAAGACTATCTGACATATCAAACAACTCTTTTGTTTCTTGCGCAGCATTTCCAATAGTTTCAACTATGTCTCTTCTAATAGAATTACCAATCTTTGCAGCAGAAGCTGCCATAGTCAAAGGCAAAGCAATAAAAAACTTTGTTAATTTTGCTGCAACCTTCATCGTCTGCATAAAAACTTTAACCATTGTACCACCAACCGCAACAGCTGCTACTGCTATAGGGCCTAAAACTGCAGCTACTCTTGTAGCACCAAATTTTGCAACAGCACTAAATCTTGCAAATTTTGAAGTTGTTCCTACAAGACCTTTATCAAGTGCTGCCAAATCCTTTTTATAATTAAATGCTGCAAAAGCTTTTTTTATGCCACCTGTAAATTTAAATAATTTTTTGCCGTATTTTTGTAATTTTCCACCAAAAACATCGTCAAGAACTTTTCCGTATGCTAGCGTTGATTTATTAAGACCTAAAAAGCTTTTTTCTCCAGACTCTGCAAAGTTTTTCATTTTTTCGCCGTATGACAAAAATTCTTTTACGTTTTCAGATGCTATATCTAAATTTTCTCCATACTCTTTCATCGCCTCTGATTGGTTTTTTATCGCGTCTGTAGAAGCTTCCGCATCAACATCTAGTGAAGCTGCCGCACGATTGGCCACATCAGACTGTGAGCTGACACTTCTGGCGACGGATTGGGCGCCTTTAGCTGTGTTTCTTTCTATTTTCTTAAGAAGGTCAACCATAAGCTCAGACTGTGACATAAAAAAATCCTTTAGTTAGTAACTATCAAATATGTTATAAGTATGTTTATCTTAAATAACTCTAAAACTAAAAAGACTTTTTAAACATGTTATTTGCTCTTTTGCTTTGTTGGGGCAAAGGATTATTGTTTTGTTGAGACTGTTTTTCTAAGTCTGACTTAAGTTTTCTTATAAACCATATTCTTTTCCAAATAGGTAATTTATATGCGTCTGCATAAGAAAAGCTCAAATGTTGCATTAAGACATATATTTGTTCTAGAACAATGTCCTTATTTTCAGGCGTCAGGCCAAAAAAATGTAGGTCCGATTGGCAACTCAACCTCACTTTCTTCAAAGCAATGTGTACATTCCATAGTTGCTTTCATATCAACTCCAGGTTCGTGATTATCTAGAAATCTTCTAAGTGCCAAAGAATCTCTTGCAGGCATATTTTGAACAAAAAGTTTAATTTTGTTTTTGTCTTTAATATTTTCAATTTGAAGAATTGATCTATTTAATCGATCAGTTACATTATTATCTGTGTTTAAACCGCTCTTTTTCTTTCGATCATTTGTGATCATCATTTCTTTTTCGTCATGCCCAGTTAAAAACTTAACTTTAACATTCTTTTTAGTCACAGGCAAGACAACATTAAAAACGTTTTCACCTAAAACATCTGGTTCTACTTGCAATCTTTTAATCTTTAATTCAGACAAATTAAAAGTTGACTTATTTGACTTACCACAAGCAGGACAATTTATGTCAAGCTCATAATCAGCACCGTAACCAGTGATTCTTAAAGCAACTAGCAAGGCATTTCTATCTCCTGATATTAGATCATCAGGATCAATTGACTTATCAACCAAACAGCTTTTAATTAACTTTGAAATTACTGTTCCGTTTTTAATATAAGCTCTAGAAGTAAGAATATCTTCTTCCTTTGCCGTCATAGGTTTAATATCTAAAGTTTCAGTATCATATATACCTTTGTCTTCAGAGTATATAACACCTCTAGAAGGAAGTGGGACAGATTCAATGGCTAGTTCAAAGCCAAAGTCGTCTAACATTACATTATTTTTTTTAATTGGGCTGCTGTCTGCAATTTCTGCAGCGTCTAGCGGCTTATCAAGATTATTCATTAAGTACTCCTGCTATACAGATTCTATTATTATATTATTATCTTCTTCAAAATTGTTAACAAAGTTTAGTAAATTATTTGTGCTTATTAAATTAAATAAATCACTACTCTGTGAACCTTTAAAGTTAATACCTATCTCTCCGCTAAACTCATTTCTAAACTTTTGTTGTCTAGCTCTTTCTGAATTTAATTTTACAGTATTAACATAATAATCATTTATTATTTCTCTATCAACGTAGCTTAGCATAAATTCATCTAAACTTAAAAATAAATTAACATCTACTCTATTATCATTACTATCTATAGTATTAGGAGAGAATAACATAGGTGAGCCATTTATTAAAGGAGCTGTGAATAATATATTTCTAAGATTTCTAGTTATATCATGATAAATTCTAATGTTATGAAAACTTCTAAATACAGATCTATTATTTGTACTCAAAGTATTAGAAGAAAGAGGCTTTACAAATCTATTTTGGCTCATTAGACCTATAGGATTAATGCTGCAGTCAAATCTTTTTGTTTGTTTAAGTAAACTATCAAAATTATTACAATTAAACTTAAATTGCATGTTTAAAGTTGAACTTACTGAAAGTGTATCATCAGTATTATCATAGTTTACTGTTGCTATAGGTTGAGCTAATTGTGACTTTGAGAGTGACTTAAGATAAACAGTGCTAGGAGGAATTTCAACATTAAACTCATTAGAAACTACAGCCTCACAATAATTGTACAAAGCTAGACTATATTTTGAGTTTATAGACATTAATTTAAAATTATTAATTGTCTCGTTTATATTACTAATATCATTTAGCTCATCTTTGACTGTTTCATCAAAGTTTAGTAAATCACTAGGTCTATTATTAAAATCTAAAAAGTAATAAGATTTGTCTCTTTGCTTTGAACCTGTAATAATTTCAGGAACATCAAATATATAATTAAAGCTTCTTTTTGTTTCTGCTAAGTCTACAATTTCTTTAATCAAGCTTTGAGAAGATATTCCTGGCATACAAAACAAATCAACTCTACAATCAGTTTCTTCTGTCGCAATTTTATATGCAGTTCTATAAATCTCTGTGGTTTGTATTTCTGCATTTGGATCTGCAGCATTATTTGTTTCTCTTGCTACAGAAAATCCTGACATGTCTTTTTTATAATAATCTAAAATATTAACGCCATCGAAGCCACCATAACTAAAAAAGTCAAAAGAAAGAAACAAATGATTATCAGAATAATTTTCGTCGTTTGAATAAAGAAGCTTGTTTATATCCACATATTTAAAAGGGTCTTTTATAACACCGACTGTGTTAAGTGATGTAATTCCAGATATGTCTTTACCATCTCTTCTGTAAAATGAATAATCCCATCTTTTTGAAACGTTTATATCATCTGCGGCGTTATATAAAATCTTTTCTAAATGAAAGAAGTTATATTGGGTATTTTCATCTAGTTCTTCTTTCCATACACTATATTCGTCTCTATAACTACTAAAATATTTTGAATATTGCGATGCTTGATCAAAACTATTTGTTACGTTATCGTTGTATAATTCCATTATAAAATTATAATTTTCATCATCTACTAAAACGTCTCTGACTTTAGTCAACTCTGTCTGATCAAACAGTACACCCCACGATGCATCTTCTTTAAAAATAGGTTTTATACCTTCAAATCTTAAAATCTGTCTATTTCCAGCAAACCTCATTGGATTTTGAATAATCGGTGTGCTGCTATCATTCGTACGAAGATTGCTTGTGTTTATAACAGGATAGTTTTTAAAGCCGGAAGGCATTAAAGTTGTTTGGATTACTTTATCTTCAACGTTATTTGTTACTTCTACATAAATATGATTATTTGTTTTTCTATAATTACCATCAGTTACTATTTTTCCTAAATCAAAATCATAATACTCATGCTCAGTGCCTATAACCTTGCAAATATAATCATCGCTTTCTGGATTTAAGTTTAAATCAATATACTTCGCAATAGAATTATATCTGTTTTGAGTTTTAAGACAATAGAAAACTTCAACATCAAACTTAGAATATAACTTATTAGGATCTATATTGTTATAATTTCCTAATCTTTTAGGTGTTATTCTAAACCTATATTTATTTCCTTCTTCACCGTCTGAATAAGTATGGAATCTAAATAATTCAACGCACTCTTTCCATATACTTTCTTTACTAGTGTCTGAAGACTGTATTGTATTGACTGGTTGTGATACTACCCAAGGCGTCTTTGCTTTTCTAAAAACATCTTTAAAACTTTGATAGTTAATGACATTTTGACCAGACGCTTGCTGAAATGTTATAAATGAAAGTTTTTTAAATGATGCTGTTGCATCTTTTTTTGTTTTCTCATTAGGATAATCAAATAAATCAATATCTCTAAACGCACAATAATTTAAATGTCCTCTATTTAAATTAAAATAGCTACTTGTATTTAACTTGTCTTCATACATACTAAATCTTTTATAAGAATCAGTTTTAAGAGGCGTTTCAATAATACTTTTGCTCGAGTCACTCAGCCCTTCAATGTAAATGTAAGGGTAAGATATGTCAGATTCGATAATTGTGCCAGGAGTGGCAGGCTGGTAAGTTCCTAGTTCTTGCCTTTTTTGACTTAAATCTAGCTCATCTAACAAATCTGTTTGTAAGTCTAAAGCGATCCCTTGCGCAGCAAAAATAACATTTGTTATAATTCCTAAGTTTGTTTCACCTTGTTTTCCTATTTGAGTAAAGTAGTCTTCAAAAGAAGAAGTATATACAACTCCTTGGTCATCGTGGCCTATTAAACCTGCAAAAGACTTTTCAGAAACATACTTGCCTTCAAAGTAGCATAATCCTGGAATTAATGGTCCAGGAGGTCTATCAGTATCAGCAACAGCATGTTCATTAGGACCGAAAAAAATTTGATTTCCGACTGTAAATCCTGCGTGATCGTATTCTTTTGTTGCTGGGTCTCTAGTAAAACTACCATCGCCTACACCTAACACTCTAGTATAACTAAGCTGGCTACCGTTATTTTCTAGCCAGACTTTTGAAGAAATTGGGCTTGCATGTTGTTTTTGAAAATTAAAGTCACCAAAGATATTTTCCCAAGTGTTGAGTATACTAGAATCTTGCGCAAAAGAGACGACTTGTTGTGGAACAAAAGCAGGGCCTCTCATTGCTGTGCCGACAAGACTTAACGTTTCGTCAGTTAAAGAAATAGTTTCTTCTTCTAGAAATATTCTTTGCGTAACTATGTCGCCTGTAATTTGTGCATTATTTCTGTTTGACATTCAAGTCTCCTGCATAAATAGTTTTTTGTGCTTATAACTATTTATGCAAAAAGTAAGTTGACAGAATCAATTAATTAATATTGTAGAACGCAGTTATCGAATCTGATGCTTAAAGAAATATCTGTAGGATCGTCACCGTCGTAACTAAGGTCACCGTAAGCAGCACTTGTTAAAAATGCGCCTTTGATGTCCCAAAGCTCTACAACAGTGCCAACTGGGTCAAGCATCTTAAGTTGGATATCTCGCTTATAAAAGTCTGCATATCCTGCACGACCGCTAACTGATTCGTAGTGTGTTCTAATCCATTCCATTACTTGTTGAGCGCCGCTTGGTGCAATAGGATCATGGATAGTAACAGAAAGTGAATCAAAAGTCATCTTACCTGCGATGTATCTTTTCGCATTAATAAAGTTGATTTCAGTTTCGCCTATTTGGAATGTAGGTCTTGCAGCTGATTTAATAAGAAAAGCGTCGATGCCTTCGATTGCCAAGATCCATCGATTCTTTCTTTTTGGCTCAAACTTATTTGGAATCATTTCCGTGACTGAAAGTGTCTCTGGCATTTTATTTTCTCCTAATAATTCTTATGTATTTATATATCAATCAATTGAGTTAGTTACAACAAAGTCAAGTGAAATAAACTCTACAGACTTAGTAGGCTGTAAGTATACCTTACCTCTTATTGTATTGTTTTCAACATCGTTTTGTGTTGTTGTAGAAGTATCAATTTGTACTTTATATCTATCAACACCCTGTCTTGCTTGAATTTCTGCCATAATTGGCTCAACAAGCGCACTAAACTTAGCTAGAGTAGATGCTCTATTAGGCTCAAAGAGTAACGTGTTTGCAACCGCTTTAACTCTTCTTCTAACATTGATCAATAACCTTCTAACGTTAATTCGATCTAACGCAGATTGATTCTGTAACAATGTCTTTTGTCCAAACGCATAAACTTCGCCAGAACGACCTGCTGGTTCGTATATTGGATTTATATCTTCATCATAAAGATCGTCCAAAACGTCACGATTCATTTGCACCTTTGAATTAAGAGCATTAAGCTTTCCTCTGCTAAGACCTGCAGGAGCAAACCAAGGGTCTGCAAGGAAGTCGTTTTGACTCATAACACCTAACATACTTACAGATGGCGGAACCTCAACAGGTGTTCCATTTGAAGGTCTTCTAATAATTATGTTAGGGAAGTAAGCTGCTGCAAATGACGTATCCAAGCTTCTGTTTCTAAATCTATTAATTGTATTTGCTACATTAGGTAATGAATCATCAGTTGTAGGCAAAGTATTGCCTTCAGCTACTTCTTCAATGTCAACTAGCAACATCGCGTCAAATCTGCTTTCACAAGCTGTAATTGCGTAATCTGTAATTAAAGGTTCACGCATTCCTGGAATTGCCAAAAGCTGGAACTCAGTCGCACTCTTGTCACTCAATACGTCAATTGCTTTCTTATATGAGTCCACTGTTACACCGGTAAACTTTGGTAATGATGGATTATTGCCTTCATCGTTAGCTTCTCTAAATGCTGCTACTGAACTCATCTTAGATTTTTCTTCATTAAAGATATCTAATCCATCAAATCCGCCTTGCATCATAAATCTAAACTTAAGATATCTAGAGTTTTTACCTACAGCATGTGTTCCAACATTTAATTGAGTTGTTAAAGAACCTGCTTCACCATCACGTCGATACTCAGCAGTTGACCAGTCAAGATCTCCATTAGCATCTAGGTTTAGATAAATGTTATTTAAACTAAACTTGCTGTTTTGATGAGTATCTGCTGTAGAGTCTGATACTAGATTTGGCAAGAACTTTGTCCAAGATGACATACTAGTATTTGTTCTTATTTCAGTTAACTCGTTAGGCTCGTCGTCGGGCTTAGTCTTTTTAGCAAACTTAACGCCCCAAGAAAGCTTTGCGTCAGCAACTTTAGAAGAACCTGATTTCTTAGCTATTGATTTAACATAAGGAACAGGCAAAACTTGATGTCTATCATAAGAAGAAGATGACAAGATACTGCCTAAGCCGGACCCATCTGTTCCGCTTTCGCCTATTGTAAGTGGTGCATAACTAAGTCCTCTAAATCCGCAAGGCATTGTTACAAATGTAATGTCTCCAGCATCAACAGACGGATCCATCTCAACTCTAATATAATCATTAGTTACATCGTAAGTTCCTTCTTCAACAAGTCTTTGACGGGATTCTGCTGCATCAAAGTTATAATAAATGTGTTTGTCACCTATTACTCTAGCAATATAATTTCTGCTATCAGGGTCTAAAGTAAGGTTTCTCCAAGATGCAATTACTTCGCCTGAAATAGGGTCGCTGTCAAATCTCTCTAATGCTAATGTAAATGTCGCATAATCACTTGCAGAGTTGCCAAGCTTTAAGTCAGATATTTGAACTCTAAATCTACTATTTGCTACTTCACCATCATCAAGTGCGTATACCTTAAATAAATCCTGATCAGTTTGCGAAATAACCCAAGGTGACTGTGCAGTCTTAAATGATTCTCTAAAAGTTCTATACTCCTGGTTAGCCTTGCTGCAGAAAGCGTAATTAACAGTTGTCGCAGATCCATCTGGCTTAACAACACCATCATTACTTGGAACTGCACAAGCTTTGTCAATATCCCAATTTAGATATAGATAATGGCCTAACTTTTCAATCTTTGTAGGATCTGTATTTAAAACCTTTGCAAAGTAATTCGGGCTCTCTGGATCAAAAGAACAAGACAAAGTATTTAATTCAGATGAATTGTTAAAACCATTTAACAATAAACTAAATGCTTGAGTATCATCTGCTATTTCTCCTAGCTCATAACCAATTAACTTTGTATCGTTTGCTACATTTCCGACATTGAAGTCTTTAATCGCACCGCTACTTGTAACCGCAACATTAAGGCGAGAATTAGTATCTGCTTGATTAAATCCTGTGTTTGCTAAAGCAGGAACAACGCCTTGTGGCACCATTAAAACGCCTCTAACTAAAGGAGCTGCTGCACCGCCTCCGCCTACAAAGTTTTCTTGCTTTTCACCAAAGTTACCAACTACAACTTCACCTTCACTATTAGAAATAGTCACTGTGCTTGTCGCAGATAATTCATTCTTTAACTTAGCTGCTGCACCTTTAGTTGTTGACTTTTGAGTCAGTTTAATAGAAGTGCCATTAACTATATCTAGTGGTGTAGTACCATTCGATTCAAACAGTTCTAAGTTAGCACGTAAATTCTCTGTTACGTTTTGAGTTCTCAACAGTCTTGCTAATCCATATAAAGTCTCTTCTAAATCTGGCTCAATCTTGCAGAACGTTGTTCTTTTCCCTCCCACAAAATCTACTTTGCTAGCATTCGCGCCGCCGTTAAGCGTAAATGCTGTGCCACCGATTGCTAGATTTCCTGCTTCACCTGTAATGTCTTGAGTTAATACAATTGTATGCGGATCAGAACCTATCGCAGCAGAAATTTGTGCACCGTGTGTGAGTTTTCCGTTGTTAATTGCACCTACTAGATCAGCTATTTGTGCCTCATCGTTATTTTTATCTGTGTCTATGCCGAATACAATTGTTCCATTGCCTGGGGTGACCACGTCATCACCATCGTTAAAAGTTATCTCCAAAGTTTGTGATGGAGTTGCTGCATCTGTTAAGATAATAGTTTGACCATCTCGATTGAAATCGTTAGCAAAAGTAATTGACGCTGTTGCTTTACCAGTCGAGTCTATGTCGCCTGTAGACTTTGTAGGATCTGTAGAAAACTTGATAATTTCTGTATTAACTGTTGTATTATCAGTTGAGCTAATTGTTTTTATTTCTAGCAAATCATTGTTATTAGGACGACCTGTTAGTGTTAAATCAAATGATACAGAATCAGCGTCTTCACCGTTTTTCATAAACTTTACTTCGGCTGGTTGACCGTTTGTAGATACTAAATTAAAATCTTCAGTAGTTTGCTGTGTTTCATTCGTTAAGTTAGTAGCAGCATCTGATGCACATTCTATAATAAGACTGTTTTCACCAACAGCACCTACAAGTTCAATATTTCCAGTGGCATCAGCTGCTTTTTTAATGCCTGCGTTGCCTTTATAAACACTTACAATTCTTAAACTTAATCCATCAGGAGAAATCGTAGTTTCAAATAATCCTCTATGCACTAAAGCATGCTCATCTACTGATGTTCTATCGATAGCAGACTTAAGATTTAATAATGTTTCTTTTATAGTTCCACCGCTGTATATTGTAACAGCATTTACACCTGTAACTTTATATCGATTTGCAACATCGTCAGCACCTGCAACGTCTGCAGCAATTGCTGTATCATCAAATTTATAAGTTACATGATTTCCATCAATTGTAAAAGTTCCATCACCTTCATTTTTTAACCCAAAAAACTTTATCGAAGTATCATCTTTTGGTTTGCTTACACCATCTCTAGAACTAATTGTAAACTCAGCAGCAACAGCGCCATCTAAGCCCCAGAAAAAGTCTCTTACAGAAGAAGCTATTCCATCTTGAACTGTTATGTCTGATTCTGAACCTGCTGAAGTTGCATTTGTTATATCATAATCAACTGTAAAGCTATTGGAAG